TTCTTGACAGTGACCGTCGACATATGGTCCTGTGCAAATGTTACATATCCCAACGTCCCCCGAATCTTCTTCGGAGGTTGTTGGCTTAGCGATAGAGGATGGCTTATCTTTATTCCATTCTCTATTCCATGTATCTATGAACTCTTTGGTTCTAGGTACTGCGTGCTCAGCTACTTTAGCTACTGCTTGAGTAGTTAACTTAACTGTTGGCTTAGCTATAAATTGCATAGCTCTTATTGTTTTATCTAATGACATGATGTTGTCTCCCGGGTCTCCCCTATAATATTTAAAACATAATACATAAGACTTACGACGGACGAGGTACGAGGCTGTCGTTGCCTACTGGTTTTCATACAAGGTTCCAAAACTTAGAAACAAGGTTCCAAAACAAAAAACCGGATCGGGGGATGGGGGTGTCTACTGGTCGAGGGGGGAGGGAATGAGAACGTGATATGGTATAGTATTTTTCATAAAAAATTTTCACAAAAAAATTATGGCGGATAAAGTATGTGATAGGTGTGAAAAGAGTCTACCTAAAAAAGATTTTGAGAATCACCGAAGAGTGTGTAGAGCTTGTGCTTTGTCACTTACTAATATTGCAAAAAGTTCAAGCCCTTATAAATATTTAAAAAATTTATGGAACCAACTTAAGTATTCAAGAGAAAAGGAAGAAGGCATGTTATTTGAAATAACTCCAGAACAACTTAATGATTTATGGGACAAACAAGACGGCCGTTGTGCGTTGTCCGGGATCATCATGACGTGGCACAAGGGTGGAGAAAAACGAAATACTAATGTTTCAATTGACAGAATTGACCCCAACATTGAATACATGATAACTAACATTCAACTCGTTTGTTGGCGTGTTAACTTAATTAAGCATACAATGACAGAAGATGAATTATATTGGTGGTGTAAAAATATAGTTACACACAAGGAAAATTTTTAATATAATCTTTCAGCATGCGATTACTAGACGAAGATAGACCCACAGATATGACCGAACAAGATAGGACTGAGTTACAATCTCACCTGCCTTATGCCGGTTTACAACTTAACGAGCTTTCGGTTCAGGAAGAGCGGCTGGTTTTGTTTCATCTAAGGGGAATGAGCAAAGCAGCCGCCGGACGTGCTGCGGGGTACAAGGACATGGACCGTGTCTATCAAATATTCAAAACTCCCAAAATGCAAAAAGCTCTAACCTATCTACGTAATGAAATGCGTGAAGAGGTGAAGTTCGATAAGAACACAGCAACTGGCATGTACTTAGAAGCTCATTCAAAAGCAGCCAACTCGACGGAAGAAAAGAACGTTGTTGATTCGTTGTGCAAGCTCCACGGTCTACACATTCCCGAACAAGCGACCATGATTAATATAAATGTAGAGAAAGTAGAACAGTTAGAAAAATTAACTGATGCGCAACTTTTGAAACTTGCCGGTAACGATACGAACTACTTGGAGCCAGATGGAAGTAACGAAGACTGAATGTAAAAGATGTCGCGGGCTCTATCCGGAGAACTTAGTTCTTATTGACGAAATTTGCGTATACTGTCGAGCTGACGAAGTTGAAGCAATACCCGAGCCCCAAAAACTGATTGATCAGAAGTCAAAAAAAGCAGAACTTTCTGCTCAAGCAAAAGCAGAACAAGAATTAGCGAAAAGAGTCTTAGCACGTAAAAGATTACTCCCATTTGTTGAACGATTTAATACAGACTATCAAGCAGGTTGGGTACACAAAGATATTTGTCAACGACTAGAGAAATTTAGCGAACAGGTTGCGAATAAAGAATCACCAAGACTGATGCTTTTTATGCCGCCTCGACATGGTAAATCTACGTTAGCTAGTATTGCTTTCCCTGCCTGGCACTTGGGCCGGCATCCCGAGCATGAGTTTATAAGTTGTTCTTATTCAGGCTCTTTGGCTATGAACTTTTCACGAAAAGTACGTCAACTGCTTAGAGAACCAGTATACAAAAATGTGTTTGAAAAATCTAGACTAGATAAAGATTCTCAGTCAGTAGAATCATGGCAAACGACTCAAGGAGGCGGTTATGTTGCAGCGGGTGTCGGTGGTGGTATTACTGGTAAAGGTGCGCACGTAATGGTGATCGATGATCCAGTAAAAAACAGAGAAGATGCAGAATCTGATAATAACAGAGATGCAACCTGGGATTGGTATACATCCACAGCTTATACAAGGTTATCCCCAGGTGGAGGCATACTTGTAATTCTTACGCGTTGGCACGACGACGACCTGGCCGGTCGCTTGTTGACCCAAGCAGAAGAAGGCGCAGACGAATGGGAAGTCATTCGCTACCCAGCCATTGCAGAAGAAGACGAAAACTTTAGGAAAACAGGTGAAAGTTTACACCCGGAGAGATATAATGTAGACGCTCTCGAGCAGATAAGGAAAGCCATCGGCCCGCGCGATTGGTCTGCTCTATACCAACAGAATCCAGTATCTGACGAAGGCGATTACTTTAACCGCGACATGATCGCATATTATGACTTCGATGAAATTGATACTTCAAAACTTCGTTACTACTGCGCGTGGGATCTTGCGATCGGACAGCGTGACCGGAACGATTACTCAGTTGGTATTGTTGTCGGTGTCGATGAATACGATAATTTATTTGTTGTTGACGTCGTTCGCGGTAAGTACGATGGCTTTGAATTAGTAGAACAAATTTTAGACTTGTACGAACTATGGCGTCCGGGTATAGTGGGAATAGAAAGAGGTCATATTGAGATGGCCCTGGGGCCGTTTCTAGAAAAAAGAACAAGAGAACGGGGCCTATCTGAAGCTTACTTTAAAGACTTAAAAGTTGGTAGGCGAGATAAGGAGTTACGTGCACGGGCAATCCAGGGTAGAATGCAACAAGGTATGGTATACTTTCCACAAGATGCTGTTTGGACTGGGCCGATGGTTGCAGAACTATTACGTTTTCCAAATGGTACACACGACGACCAGGTAGATGCCTTGGCGTGGATCGGTTTAATGATGACAGAATTTGCTACATTTTATGAAAGACCTGAGCATGTTCCGTCGTGGAGAGATGGATTAAAACATTTAGTAAAAGATGGAAAACGTAAATCATCAATGAGCGCTTAATGGCAAGTTATAAAAAACCAAAAAAGAAACTTAGTGCGGGGGAAGAACAAACTCTCGCTAAAAGACAATGGGAAGCTTACAGTCGAGCCCGCGACCATGGGCATTTAGACTATGTAGAAATGGCGCAACAATGCGACGCATTTTATCGCGGCGAACAGTGGGACGAAGCTGACATATCCGCGCTTGACGATCAGGGTCGACCAGCATTAACAATCAACACTATTTTACCAACAGTCAACACAGTTCTTGGCGAACAAAGTACGCGAAGAGCAGATGTACAATTTAAACCTAGAGGAAATGGTAATCAAGAAACAGCCGATGTACTTTCTAGGCTGTACATGCAAATTGCAGACAACAACAAATTAGAATGGTTAGAAAGCCAAGCGTTTGCTGATGGGTTGATTCAAGATAGAGGATGGTTTGATGTTCGTATAGATTTTTCTGATCACATTAATGGTGAAGTAAGAGTAGAAACTAAAGATCCTTTAGATATTATTATTGATCCAGATGCTAAAGAATATGATCCAAGAACTTGGAATGAAATTTTTGAAACCAAGTGGATGAGCATAGAAGAAATTGAAGAAACCTACGGGCAAGAAAAAGCAGACAAGTTAAGAATGATTGCTGAAGTTGGTACAACTTTAGGTGCAGACTCTATGGAGTATGAAGATGAAACTTACGGCGATACTGATAAAGAAAATTATCATGGGGCTGATTATCCGAACAATCCAGAAGATGCGAGAACGCTAAGATCTATAAGAGTTGTAGAAAGGCAATATTATAGATTAAAAGATTGCATACTTTATGTTGACCCAGTGACAGGTGACAAAAGAAATGTTCCTTATGAATGGGGCAAAAAGAAAAGAGAAAAGTTTGCTGATGATTATGGCCTTTATATAGTAGAGAAAAAAATGCGAGCGGTTCGCTGGACAGTAACAGCAGACACAGTAGTGCTGCATGATGACTGGTCCCCATATGATCACTTTACTTTAGTACCTTACTTTCCATATTGGAGAAGGGGTAAACCTTTTGGCATGGTTAGAAATTTAATTTCACCACAAGAACAACTAAACAAGATTTCATCTCAAGAACTACACATTGTAAATACAACTGCAAACAGCGGTTGGATTGTAGAGTCAGGTTCGTTAACTGGCATGACAGCAGATGATTTAGAAGAACACGGTGCGGAAACTGGTTTAGTACTCGAGTTTAATCGCGGTAGTACTCCCCCTGGTAAAATACCGCCAAACCAGATTCCCACCGGTCTAGATAGAATTGCACAAAAAGCTTCAGCTAATATAAAACAAATTAGTGGCATAAGTGATTCTATGTTGGGAACAGATGGGGCTGAGGTTTCTGGAGTTGCTATACAAGCAAAACAAAATCGTGGCGTATTAATGATTCAAGTTCCTTTGGATAATTTGAAAAAAACAAGACAATACTTAGCAGAAAAAGTGTTGAACCTTGTACAAAGGTATTACACCGAAGAGCGGGTTATCCAAATTACCGATGAATCAGATCCTTTTAAACCAAGAGAGCCAATGGCAATAAACCAAGTTACTCCTGAAGGTCAAATCATAAATGATTTAACTTTGGGTGAGTATGACGTTATTATTGCAACTGCTCCAGCTAGAGATAATTTTGATGAAGTACAATTTGCAGAAGCAGTAGAACTTAGAAAAGCTGGTGTACCAATACCAGATGATTTAATTGTTGAGTACTCGCACCTTGCACGCAAAGCAAACATTGCACAACGTATTAGACAAATGCAGGGTACTGAACCACCAACTCCAGAACAAGCACAACTTGCACAGTTTGAAATGGAATCTAGAATTAGAAGCACGCAACTTGAGATTGCTAAACTTGAAGCAGAAGTCAAAAACCTTGAATCTACTGCTCAACTTAATATGGCAAAAGCGCAAGGCGAAGCTTCTGATCCACAACTTAAGGTTGCAGAATTACAAAGTAAAATACAAATGAAGCAAGAAGAACTTGAACTACGAGAAAGATTAGCAGGAATGACTAATGAAGTCCGAAGAGGACAATCAGAAACCCAGGCAGCAGCCAAGTTGGCAACTGCCGCCATGAAACCTACAGGAGGTAATAGAAATGGCTAAAAGTAAAAAACAGGATAATGCAGAAGCACCAGAAGAATTGGTATTAGATGGTATGCCGGGGGCAGATGCAGTTTCAGAAGAAGAGGCAAAACCCTTTGAAGTAGATTTAAACTTTGACGAGGTTCCAGAGGAGGAAACAAAAGATGAAGAAGTCGAACAGGAAGTTGACGCCACTTCAGAAGAAGAAGCTGTTGCGGAAGAACCAGAACCAGAAGTTGCGGAAGAAGAAACAGCTGAACCAGAAGCTACTAGCGAAGAAGGAGTGGATGAAAACAGCGAGCCAGCTCCACAACCAGATATTCCAGCAGTTGAAGGAAGCGAGCAAAGCCTTGACGGACAAGATAAAGTAAAAGCACCTATGGTGCCTAAGTCTAGACTTGATGAAGTCTTGGCTAAAAACAAAGCTATGCAAAAAAAGCTACAAGAAGCTACAGAAGCAGAGCAAAAAGCTTTAGAAAATGCGCCGGAATACGATTTTAATGCAAAAGAAGTCGAATATCAGGATTTAGTGCTTAATGGAGAGACTGAAAAGGCTGTAGATCTTAGAAATGAGATAAGAAATGCTGAAAAAGAGCAATTTATGTTTGAAGTTCAAGCAAAAATGGGCCAAACAGTGCAACAAAGCCAAGAAATGACTGAATTACAGGCTAAAGCAGCTGAAATTGAAGCAACTTTTCCTGTTTTAAACGAAAATAGCGCTGATTTTGATGCAGATTTACAAGCTGAAGTTATAGATCTTAGAGATGCGTTTACTGTACAGGGTTATTCTGCAGCCGATGCGTTAGCAAAAGCTACAAATTACACTTTAGCAGCAAAAAGGCCAGAATTATTACAACCTGCAGATGCGGCGCCGGTAGCAAAAGTTGATCCGGAGCTTCAAGCTAAGAAAAAAACAGCAACAGTTAATAAAAAACTTCAAGCCGCTGAATCTCAACCGCCTGCAATGAAAGGTGAGGGGTCAAATTCAAAAGGTGAGAAGAAAATAGATTTATCATTGTTATCAAGTGAGGAGTTTGATGCTCTTCCAGCCGAGACATTGCGCAGAATGCGTGGTGACTTTGGTTAAGGCTTGGTATAAGATATAAGAATTCGGTGCTAATACGATAATTAGTGTGGTCGCTCCACTGAAAAACGTTTTCGCCTATCACGGCGTAAAACTGATCGAGGTCATGTTCGTAAAATTATGAAAGCGTCTCCCCAACGAAAAAGGGTATACGGGTAAATAGCCGCTCCAATAAGTTGGCTAGGTATTATTTTTTTTGGAGGATAGCCCAATGGCTAACACAAACTTTAGCGCGTTGACCAGCGAACAATTAACTATCTGGTCACGTGATTTTTGGCGTGTCGCTAGGAACATGTCCTTCATTAACCAATTCGCAGGTAGCGGATCTAATGCTATGGTTCAGAGAATATCTGAACTTACTCAATCAGAAAAAGGAGCTAGAGCTGTATTAACACTTTTAGCTGACATGACTGGTGACGGTATCGTTGGAGACAACACCTTAGAGGGTAATGAAGAGACCTTAAGAGCCTACGACATTGTTGTACAACTCGATCAATTGAGATTTGCTAATAGACTTTCTGGTAGATTAGCTGATCAAAAATCAGTTGTTAATTTCCGTGAGAACTCACGTGATGCACTTGCTTACGCAATGGCAGATCGTATTGACCAATTAGCGTTCTTAACGCTTTCTGGTATTTCTTACACAATCAAAAACAGTGGTGCTTTGAGACCTGTTCTGACTTCAGGACAAAATCTTGGCGACATGACTTTTGGTTCAGATGTAACAGCTCCAACTTCTAACAGACATAGAAGATGGGATGCTACTAGTAAACTTGTTGCTGGTGACGTAACTGCAGTTGCAGCTGCTGACACCATTACTTACGAGTGTATTGTTGCTCTTAAAGCTTATGCTAAAGACAACTACATCCGTGGAGTAAGAGGCGCAGGTGGAGATGAGGTATATCATTTATTTGTATCACCTCAAGTAATGGCTGACCTTAAACTTGATTCAGATTTCTTGGCTAACGTCAGAAATGCTGGAATAAGAGGACCACAATCAACTTTGTTTGCGGGTTCTTCAAGTCTAATGGTTGACGGTGTTATGGTCCATGAGTTCAGACATGTATTTAATACAGAGAATGCAACTACTGGAACATCTTCAAACGCCGGTTCTGCTGGATACAAATGGGGCGCTGATGCTGACATCAACGGTTCTGCTTGTTTATTCTGTGGAGCTCAAGCTCTTGCTATGGCAGATATTGGTCTACCACAAATAGTTGAAGATACTTTCGACTATGGTAACCAAAATGGTATCTCCATTGGTAAAATCTTTGGTCTTAAGAAGCCTAAGTTTAACAGCGACTACAATAGTGGCGTTGAAGACTTTGGTGTCATTAGATTGGATGTTGCATACTAAGTATGTTTTTGTGGGTGGTTCATTTTGAGCCACCCCTTTTTTAAGGAAAAAATTATGAAAGGTTTATATTTAATTTTAGTTGGTCTATTTGCTACTTCATGTGCAACAGTAGGTTCTGTCATCGAAGGCGGAAAACACATTGCTATGACTACTGTAGATACAACTGTGAAAACAGCAGGCTCTATTTCAGGCGCAGCATTAAAAGACGTTAGTGGCGTTGTTAATACTGTGGCAGAAACTTATGATGGTGTTATAACCACTGTTGTAGAGAATGTTGATAAACAAACTGATGAGCTTCAACCAAAGGAAGAAGACTAGTTAGTTATTTTAGGAGTAAATTATGATAGTAATATCAGATATTGACAGGTATATTTCAACCACCTGGGGCGCATCAATCAGATTGGAAGCTGGCGTACCAAAAGAAGTTGGACATGACATAGGCCTATTGTGCTTGCAAGAGGGGTGTACAGAACACAAACCCCATTCAATTAAAGACAAAAAGCCAAGCGAACCTATTAGGGCTAGAGATGAAAAAGGACATTATATTTCTGATGATCCCTCTACACCTGATATAAACGAAGCCTATGTAGATGGTAAAGCACCCGCTAAGAAAAAGCCGGCTGCTAAAAAAACTGTAAAGAAAACCGCTAAGAAATAATGGGCACACTAACGGGCGCTAACTTAATATCCAGAATCCAGGACAGCCTGCAGGATACAACTGGCGTTCGATGGACTGAAGCTGAATTGCTTAGGTACATAAATGATGCACAAAGAGAAGTAGTTAAC